TATGGTCTTGCGGTATTTTTCGTTGTTGGAATGCCACACCTTGGCACCGAAGAACGAACCGCACTCGGCGCATACAATGCGAGAAGCAAAGATGCCGTTTCCGCTATACTTGCGACCTATTCGCTTTCTGCGTTGTATCTCGGTCTGAACATCTTCCCACTCGTTCGGCGGAATAATAGCTTCGTGGCTATGCTCAACATAGTATTGCGGAACTTCGCCCTCGTTGACCTTCTTCTTTTTCGTAAGAAAATCCGTTGTGAAGCATTTCTGAAGGAGTGCATCCCCCTTATATTTCTCGTTCGTAAGAATGCTCTCAACTGTACTCGCTTGCCAGGTTGCCTTGCCTCCAGGCGTAGGGATTCCGTCTGCGGTCAATTCCGCAGCAATGGCACAAGTGGTCTGCCCACTCATATAACGGCGGTATATCCGCTTTATGATTTCTGCCTCCTCGGGAACAATCTCGGGAAAGCCATCTGCGCCTTTTCGGTAGCCAAGGAATCGTTTGTACGGAAGCATCACCTTGCCGTCTGCAAAGCGCTTGCGCTGTCCCCAAGTCACATTCTCGGAAATGGAACGGCTCTCCTCCTGGGCAAGAGAGGACATAATCGTTATGAGAAGTTCTCCCTTGCTATCGAGCGTATAAATGTTCTCCTTTTCAAAGAAAACCTCTACACCCTTATCTTTGAGCTTTCTTACAGTCACAAGGCTATCTACAGTGTTTCGTGCGAATCTGCTGACCGACTTTGTAACGATCAGGTCTATTTTGCCGTCGAGAGCATCGGTTATCATTTGATTGAAACCCTCTCTGCGCTTGGTGTTCGTGCCCGAGATACCTTCGTCCGTATATACCTTAACGAACTCCCAATCACTATGGCGCATTATGAATTGAGTGTAATAATCGATTTGCGCCTCGTAAGAGGTGAACTGTTCGTCGCTATCGGTAGACACACGAGCATACCCTGCAACACGCCGTTTGCTTACTGTGGCGGTAGGCATCTTTGTTAATGGATTTATAGTAGGTGGTATGACCGTAACCGCTCTAGCCATTACTTTTCCTCGCTTTCTTTTTTCTTTCGCTTGCTGCCTCTCGCATCTCCGCTGTCCAACTTTCAGAGCGTGAGGGCAATTCCCATTGTTTAACGATTTCTTCTCCTTCGGCGGTGCGGAAAACTATGGTGTGGTTTTCCTCCGCTTGTATAAGCGTTATACGGCTGTCAAGCACACCCACATCGTATTCTTCCGTACCAAGCACCTCTGCCGTAAGCCTATGTATAACTTCATCCGATATGCGCTTGGCGTGACAGAACTGCTTGCCCTTTTTCATATAGGTGGAGCATTGCCAAAAATGCTTGCCGAGGTTCACACAATGCTTATAATTAGCACCACATATGCCACACCGAATACGACTTGTAAAGGGTGAGCTTTGAGGTCTTTTGCGCTTTGAGTTTTCGTACTCCAATTCTCGTAGCCTTTTTCCGGCTCGGTCGAAGGTTGCTTGGTCGATGATGGCTTCGTGAGTTCCTTCCGCATAATATAACGGCAATTCACCTTGATTCTTGGTTTTCTTCTTTTCCAGGTGGTTGTTTCGGTAATGCTTCTGAAGAAGTGCATTCCCCGTGTATTTTTCATTGGATAGTATCTGCCGTATGCGTTGAGCATCCCAAACACCGCCTAAAGCTCCTATTACGCCTCTCTCGTTGAGGCTATTTGCAATACCGCCCATACTATCGCCATCTATGAATCTGCGAAATATCTCCCTTACGATTTCTGCATTTTCAGGGTGTATGGTGATGCTACTTTTGGAAATGGAATAACCGAACATCGTGCGTAGGTTCATAAGCTCTCCGTTTTCAAACGCTTTCCGTACACGCCATTTTTGATTTTCGCTTGCGGATAGGCTTTCTTCTTGGGCATACGATGCAAGGATGGTCATCATCAATTCGCCGTCTGCGCTCATCGTATGGATGTTCTGCTCTTCAAAATAAACGTCAACGCCAAGTTCCTTCAACTCTCGCACCGTTTGCAAAAGCGTAACAGTATTACGGGCAAAGCGTGAAATCGACTTTGTAATAATGAGGTCGATGTTTCCAGATTGGCATTGTTTTATCATATCCTGAAAGCCTTTTCGGTTACCTTTCGTTCCCGTGGTAGCTTCATCGGAATATACTCCGCAATATTGCCAACCGCTGTGCTTTTGAATCAAATCACTGTAGTAGCTGATTTGTGCGGAAAGTGAATGCAGCATTGCATCCTTTCCCGTGGACACACGGGCATAAGCTACAACCCTTTTTGCCTTCGGCTGCGATTGCATCGGGAATTGCACTTGCCGTATGATTCGTTCCATATATTCACCTCCTTTGGTAGCATACATATTACCTCTATATCCCTTAAATTGCAACGGTTATTGCGATTATATAGTACACAAAGATTGCGCCTGTATTTTGTATCAATTTTAGGGTTATGACAATGTCACCGCAAGAGCATACAGGGAATATATACCCTTGCGGTGATGTGCTTTTTAGCTCATTTGAATGACCTTGATTGCCTCGGGGCGGATGAGCTTTGCATCGAGATACTCACGAGCAATATAGCCGATCTGCATATCATCGTAATAAAGCTCCTTGAGAACCTTTACGCTAACCTCGTCACGGATAATAATCCAATAGTAGGAAAAGTCACCGAATGCGATAGGCTTGTTTCCGGCACCGATGCTCGGCATATCGTTGCAGATGTATACACGCTTGCCGAGGATGGTATCGTTGGCGTGATTCCAAATGTAGTTACCGCCTTCGTCTTTGAGGGTGCGGAGATAATAAGCGGTCTCATCGTTCATCATCCAAACACCTCTCTTGCGGTATTCAGGCTTGACCGAGAAGTAGAGCTTGACCACGTCCTCATAGGTGAGATTCGCGGTGGTTGTGCCGACCTGTGCTCCGCGAGTGCTGTGGAGAATTCCGGTAGGCTGAATATCACCATTTCCGTTTACATAGGCGGCATCTTCCATAGCACCGAAGCTCTTGGCAATGTTGTCAATCAGGTGGTTTTCCATATTAAGACCGACATCTACCATAAATGCCTCGTCATATTTGAGAAGCGTTCCGAGCTTGTGTGCCTTGATGTTGTATTCGGTGAATTCTCCGGGGTTCTCCGAAAAAGTATACATTCCGTGTTCGGGGACCCAACAACTCTCCGAATCGCAATACTTTGCAAGAACGATACCGCCGGGTTCTCTCATATAAGCAATGGTAGCAAGTGAGCGGAACACGCTTTCTCTTTTGAGGGCGGCATTCATCTTGGAATTTGCCTGAAGAGGAAGATATGTACCAGCTTCGTTACTGCCAGCCTTTTCAAGCTCTTTTGCATTGTGGGGCTTGCGCTTAACAGCATTCCAAAATGCATAATCGTATTCGGGCATAGCCACGGCGTAATCTCTTTCTTTAATAGCGTCAATAGTCATGTTTTTATACCTCCAAAATTTTAGTTACAGTTTTCGCAAGTATATTCCGCAAGGACATACTCGCCTTCGTGCGGTTCGGTCATATCCATCGTCGCACCGCACTTGGGACAACGGATGTCATAAGAGAGATAATCTCTCATAGCGTGAGGGGTTACGGCAATCAAGCGGTAACGGTTATGTGTTACCTCTCCGAGAGCGAAATTACTCCTCCGCAATGCTTTTTTGTAGTCATTGGCAGGAAACATCGGTACCTTTATCGTACCGGTGGAATCCATATCAATGAGCGGATAATATTTTTTCATATAAGACCACTCCTTTTGAAATGTTCATAGCGTTTGCGACAACGCCACAGCTTGAAACGGCTGATACCGCATTTATGTGCTGCCGTCAGCAAGTTGTCGAGGCAAGAATGGTAAGTATAGTTCTTGCCGTTTTGAAGTGCGAAATAGGAGTATTCGGTTTCATACTTCGGTGCCAAGAGAACCACGGCATCTTTCTTTTTGCGAGGGATAACAGCAATCAGCACGAATGTATCGAAATCGATATGACCCCTCAAATGCTTCTGAAGATAATTTGAGAGCCGAAACATTATTTTTTCTCCTTTGCCTTCTTCAGCTTGTTTCCGGTAAGGTCGCAGAAATGCTCGCGGCAGAAGTTCATCGCATCGGTGTACTCACCGAAGTACACGGTGGAGAAGCCGTACTGCACTCTCCAAATGTGGCAATCAAGATCGTTGCACACGGAAACCGCTACGGGCTGTCCCTTCATAGTCTGCAGAATGAACATACAGGTATAGTCCTTGGTCGAGAATGCATCTCTGTCAGATGCGGTAACACGGAATTTTTTGTTGTAAACAGGCTTAAATTTCATAGAAAATCCTCCAATTTTTGATTTGTTTGTTTTTAGGGGTAATACCCCCTTTGTTTTTTCGTTTTTGTGCGTGAAAGCCCCAGCCCGCTGTCAAATTAAAAAGCTGTAGAGATTTGACCGGGGGTGGGCATATCTAACACAATCATAGGCATCGCCTCCTTTCCTGCTCGGGGCAGATTGTGGCAGATATTTACAGACCTTTTCCTTATAGGGGAAATATAGAAGCTCCTATAAAATTCAGCCACGTTCTGCCCCAGTGTTTTTATGCAAACAGCGAATCGGTTTCTTTTTTCATCCGATAGCCGATAAGCAACGTGGTCTTTTCTCCGCCTTCCTTGGGTCTTCTGCGTTCCACCTTTCCAAACTTGCGGAGCTCGTTGGAAAAATTACGGCTGTTTTCGCAATAGCATCCGTTGGCATAACACCATTGGCGGTAGGCATCGTAAAGTGCTGAACTGCGAATCTCTCCGTTGCTGTCCGCCTCAAGGCACTCTTCGGCAAACTGCGCCATTTTGCCGAAGAG